AAGGAATAATAATACGACCGGCATACATGCCAGATTTGCAATAACCGATATTATACCTGATAATATCTTCTTTAGTAATGTTACGAGCTTTTGCATACTCCTTAACCTTTCTGAACACAGGGTTAAACCCTGTTGGTTCTTTTAGTAAAGATTCAAACTCACTTGGTAACCTTAACTCTATCTTATCTTCAGTCGATGGAGTATATGTAATATAATCATCCCCATAGATTTCAAAAATCTTTTTTAGTTTATGGGAATCCGTATGTAACTTTCTTAAAAGTGATTGAATTCGTTTACCTTTCGAATCACACACCCAACAATGCCATTGTTGAGTTTCAAGATTTATTTGTAACTTCTTTTTATGGTGATGACAGAACGGACAATGGTGAGCTTGTTCATCTCCTTTCAAAGATGTACCAACTCCCAATACATCATTTAAGATGTTTATTACCGCTTGTTTATCATGATATGATAGCATAACTTACCATTTGTTTGAAACAAAGATACAGAATTTATTTGAATATTCCAAATCTTTTTAGTGAAAGTGCATTATATTACACTTTTCTTAAATAACACTTTAATATACAAATATACGAAAAATAATTCGTTATACCAAATCTTTTCGGAAAAACTTTCCTAATAAATTATCATTTAGTGCCAATTCATCCCCAAGAACATCATGTGCGAATTGTTCTTGTAATTCATAGTAAGTTAGGGATTTTTTGGAAGAACAAAAACGAAGAATTTCTAATTTAGAATTATCCATCGGCCAGTTTTTTACTGTATCATTAGAAGAACGATAAGTTTTCCAATCTGACTCTTTGGTAACCATCTCCCAATGTTTTACTCGTTTATCAGTAAGTGCAGCAATTTCTTTTTTACCAAACTTTCTTTTTCTAACTGATAATACGTTTTTCTTTCCAACGTAATATTCACCAGTTTCTACATTTGTGATTTTGTAAATAAACCCAATAGTACCTTCTGGCATATCAGCTAATTCTGTTATCACACTTCCATTATATGTCCATGCCATAGTTAAAAATTTTGAAATCATTTTCGTACCTTTCTCGTACCCAATCTTTCATCCATTCCTCTGAATAAAAATACTTGTAGTATTTCTCTTGTTTTAGATTTGGTTGTTTTTCGTAAAGTGGGTTTCGGTTTAAGTGCGGAATTGGAGAAGTAACTCCAATTTTATCAAAGATGTAAGATACATCTTTTTCGTATGTTTCGTATCTTCCAACGAAAGATACTTTTTTGTCTTTAGATTGACCCGCGTTAATATAATAACTTTGGGGTAAAAGAACTAATTCGTTTCCACTCGAATTTTTTAAAAAATTGTAAAAATTATAATCATGTCTACCTTTTCGTTTTTCATGTTCGTATGCCGAAGCAATACGAGTAAAAGGATTTCTGACAATGGTGAAAATAAAATAATCTTTTACATCATTAAATACACGAATTGAATCATGTACAATGATATCTTCGGTATAGTCTACATTATGTAAGATAGATGATATTGATGTACCACCTGTCTTAGGTATGTGAATATACCCCCATTTTTTAGAACGATTTATGAGTAAACTCAAATAAGTAAGTTTTAGTACTTAACTGTATCCGAATATTTTTTATCGGATACCTTACCACCTCTTGCCTGAGCAAGAGCTTTATCATCTTTGTGAAGTTTGTTTACTTCATCTGCAGAGATTGGTGTTTTATCTTTCGATTTATCAGCCAATTTAGCAAATTCAGATTTTTCGTACAATTCTTGTATTGAAGCCATAGTTTAATTTCTCCTTTGTATATTATAAATATAGATTACGTGTCGAAACGAACAATGAAGTTCACATCGTAATCTGGTAAATTCTTTATTGGTTGTGGTAATTTAGCAACTGCAACCATATCTCCATCTTTATCATAAATACCGATTGTTGATACCATTGGTGCTAGGAATGAACCACTTGGGTCCATAGAAGATGATACTGAATAATCATCCCACGTACCTATATTAGAACCAACCGTTCCATGGTATTCGTTTCTTAATGATATATCTTGTACCTCTTTTATCTTAACTGTTTTAGCAGGAGATACATTTGGTATTGGGGTTGTTGTGAAATCATATGAACCACTTAGGGTAACATTAACTGCCGATGGATTTTGTGAATAATTAAACTCACCAGCTTTAGCCTCTAATAATATTTCAGTTTCATGTATAGTTGTAGTAGAACGATATTCTAAATCATATTCAGTAAAATCAGAAATATTTGTTAGTGAAATCATCCCATCAGAGTAAAATACATTACCATATGATTGTTCATCTATTACTAATCCATTGAAATTTAAAATAGCATCAAATGATACAAGATTATTATTATCATCCATTGAAACAACGTGCATATCATCAGTATCACCGTTGAAAGTTAAAATTGCTGTACCAGATTCATAATCAATTGATTGTACTACCAATTCATAGTCAGTTAACCCATCTGTTACTGTTAAATTATCATTTTCTACATCAAGTGATGTATAGGTATAAGTTGGATTTGGGTTTACAATTCTACCCTTACCGTCATCTACATATGTAGTACCATCAATTTCTAAAATAACTGAGTTGGGTTTTATTTTTTCACCAACTTTATTTCTATCTAACGTTATTACAAAAACATCATCACCAATATTTCTTTCACTTGAAAAGTTAGCAGGATTATCTAACGTGCCATAGTTCATTATCAATCCATTATCAGTATAATACTTTTTCTTTATAGATTGATAAAGTAAATGTACAAATACACCCTCATCCATTGGAGATGTATCTGAATCAAACAACCCATCTACGTTATAAACCTTTATAACTGGGTATATTGTCTCTGAAGCACTGAACTTCTTATAGACTTTGAAACTCCTACGAGATATATTTGATTTTGGTATTGACTTTAGCATAATATAATTCCTCTATATAAATATACGGAAATAAAAAACCCCCACCGAAGTGAGGGTTAGTGTTTTATCGTTTAAGTTTTTTAGAAATCTAATTTAACTTTAATTAATACTTCTTTATCAAATGATTTAACGATTGGTTGTGAAGTTTTAGATATTGCCAATAATTCGTTTGAATCGTTATATAACCCTACCGTTGTAATGAATGTCTTAGGGTCAGTTTCAAAAGTTGATTCTGAAAAGGAACCGTCCGAACCACTTACGAACGTTGGGTTGTTTGAATAGTTAAACTCTCTGTTAGTTGCTCTTACGAAGTAATGAGATGTAGAAACATTCTCTGTTCTTCTTGCCTGGAAATCACCACCATTTGAACCACCTTCAGTAAGTTTAAATGCAGTGAATAATTTTCCATGATTTTGATATTCAGCATCTACTCCTAAATTAGGAGATAATTCAGAACCAAGTTTATCTGCAAACGCAGATGGGTTAAGAATCATAAGTCCTTGGTCTGGATAAAATAATCCATATCCTTCACCATTAGACGCAGTTGTAGAAGTAACAGTAGCTTCAGCCTGTTGGCCTAAGTTTAATGAACCTTCTGCAATATTAAATACCCTACCAGCTTTACCAACTGTATCAGAGAATTTCTTACCACTATCATCGATGAAAGTAAATTCACCATTAGAACCACTTAATTGGAATGACCAGTTTCCTGCATCCATTTTCTCTTTATATCTAGCACGAGCAATATTGATTACATAGATATCATCTGAATCATGTGTTCCTTGTGAAGATGATGATACGAATGTGAATTGTGCATCATCTTGGTCTAAAAGAATTTGTTTATATTGAGCGTAAGTTGCTTTGGTTGCCAATGTAGAGTTATCATCATTCTCTAATGAGATAGAACCACTACCACCTTGATGTCCGTATGCAATTGCAAATTGAATAGCAGCCCCATCAGTTGCAGGGTCTTGGTTATATACATTGTAGTAGTAATCACCACTTGTTGCAGCAACTTGAGTAGATGAAGTAAAGAAAGTAGCTAAACTTCCAGTATCTCCACTCCACATTCCAGTTGTTACTACTTCAACCTTACCTGTTACTTGGTCAAATTCACCAAATCTTTTGTAAATACCAGTAGAAATAGAACCACCTTGTGCAGCAATCTTATCACCACCAGTCAAATACTGATTTATAATTTGAGCTAATTGTTCAGAAGTAAGGTTACCTTGATTAGCCGATAAATAGTTAGCTAATTCGGTAGAAAGATTTACTCCTGCTTGTCCTTGTATTTGTGCCATGTTCTTTTATTCTCCGTTATTATGTTGGTTGTACATAGTTTACTGTTACTGGAATAGTTTGTGAACCACCAGTTTCATTACCATATACAGTAATCGTTGTCTTAATTGTTTGAGTAACATTTGGATTAGGAATAAATGTAAATGTTAACCCAGTCTCAACTGCTGCAGTTGTAGTAATTTCATCACCTAAGAACGTAGGAATAGTACCGCTACCGGCAGAAGCACCTTGACCAATTACAGAACCAGCATTCTTGTTAGAAAGAACGATAGTATATCCACTTTGTGAGTTACCACTTGGTGAAGTTGTTGGTGTAAGAGATACTTGACCAGAAGTTTGGTTTACAGTTACAGAAGGAATACCAAATTCTACCTTTGGAATTTTCTTTGTACCTTTTGGTAAAGTTACTAATTTATATTTCAATACTTGAGTTTCATCTGGTGAAGCCTCAGTAATTGGAATTGCTCTAATCGCAGAATCGTAATAAGCACTACCCTTTGGATGTGCTGGTTCATATAAGGTATAATCTACCTCATCATCACCTAATGCGAATTTTGTAATGTTTAACCCTTGACCAGCTGCAAGTTTCTCTCTACCCTTTTTGGTAAGGATTGCATCTACTGTAATCGTTGAATTATCTAAATATGCCATAATTTATTCCTCTATGTTTTCAATATATAAATATAACTAATTTATTTTTTAATTATTTTTTGTTTGTTAATCAACTTCGAGAATTGGCTCACCACTTCCTCTACCACTATCAGATACTCTTAATGTATTCGGGTTAGTAGTAAATATTTCCCAAGCAGGGCCACCATCTAAGGTTGTTTGTTGTGTTTGTTTAGAACCATTAAAGTATGAATTTTCTAAACCAGTTGTTAAATCTTCTACGTTTCTATAATGAGTTGAGAAGTGGCCATTCAATGGAGTTGCCTCTACGATATTACCACCCTCTTCAATATCTGCACCATCCCATGGTAGGATAGTAACAAAATCCTTATAACGAGTTACATTTCTTACTTCATATGTTACAAGTCCACTACCAGTTGGGTATCCACTAACTTGTACTCGTTCGGTATCTTCGTATGATTCTTTTACTTTAAATACCTTAACTCTATCTTTAACAATGTTCCCATTTAAATCTAAACGAGTTCTGATTGAATACGAACCACTACCATATAATCCAAATCCAGCGACTGCTAAATCATCGGGGCCAAATCCACCAACTTGAGAGAAGTCAGTTGAGTCGTAGAATGAATTGGCAGAACCAGTCATTTTGGCATCTATATTAATTTCAAATCCACCCATAGTAGAACCACTATTTCGTGTAATAACTCCACTTTGATTAGATGTATCTGTTGTTATATAAGTTCCTTCAAAATTATCAATTGAAGCAGATACAATACTAAGTTCTTCCGTATCAATATATCCATCATAAAATGGTTGTTCGGTTGATAATTTAGTATCTTCACTTGCTGATATTAAAGATAAGAAAGTATTTTGTTCAGTTGTTAAGATAGTATCATCTGAAGTATCAATAGTTGTTTCGTGATAATTTTCTTCACCACTCGGTCTATTCCATTTAGTTTTACTTCTTTCTAAAATATGTGGTTCAATTAATAAACCTTTAGCAACTTTAGCTCTTGCAGGTACTAATGATTCTAATTGGTCAAATAAAGTTCTATCAATATATCTTACTAATTGGATATACTCATTAAAGTTTAGATTATATCTTTGGAAATAATATTCTCTAAAGGTTGTTAAATCTGTATATGAATCATTATAATCATCAGATGGGTTACCGATAAAATCATCAACATTGATTGGTCCTACTGAACGTAGAATATCCATATTGATTTCTTTTATTGGTGAAAAGAATAATCCTAACTTATCCGAATCAATTGGTGATTGGTCAAATGATTTTTGAGTACTTCTTTCTCTATATGATAACCCAATGCCCTCATCCTCATTAATACTTGAACCATCTAAATTATATTGAGTTTCAAATCTAACTTTGTTACTATAATTAAATCCACTTTGAGGAACTTGCGCAGTTACAGTTCTTTCATATGGAGTATAGTTGTATGGGTATTCGGTAATTGAATCAAACCCACTTGCTATAGAAGATGTTGTATAAGTTTGTTTTATTGCAACGTTTTTAATATCAGAATAAGTTCCTCTATCCTTTGGATATTCAAAATCATTTCTAAATAATAAATCTTCAGAAGATGCAGATGAATGGTTACCATTTATTGCATCAGGTAATAGTGTATGATTTTCAATTACCAATTCATTCAATGCAGTATTCCACAATCTAATCTCATCAACCGAACCTGTGAATGTTGTATCTCCAATAAAAATAGAGTTACCACTTTCCCACGAAGAACTCGGTGCAGATAAAGTTACGGATACTTCGTTTCTGATTCTTTCTTGGAATCCTTCTTTTGCATAAAGTGTAAAATCACCATTACCTAAACTACCAGTTTCTCTATTAACAACGATTTGAGTATATTCATCATTAAAGAATGGCATTGGGTCTGTTAAAACAGATTCAGTACCAACTGTTAATTGGAATCTTGCTAATGAACCAGTATCTTGAATTACATCAACTGACCAATCGGTACCATATATAATTTGTTGGTCTTGTCTAATTTCAGAGTTAACTCGTACTTCTACTGAATTTGGAAAACTACCTTCAAATGATTTCCATGGAATTTCAATTTTAGAAGAACCACTAATGTTTATCGATGCAGTTCTATCCTCGTATGTGAATGGTGTAGTTCCTTCCTTGGTAGTGTCTCTTGGACCACCAAATTCAATTACAGTTAATAATGAAGAAGGAATTCCATAACAACTCATCAATGCATGTAATGCACGTTTAGTACCTTTATGTTTTAAAAGATATGGTAAGTTATTTAGTATTCTTCTCCAAATTTCATTTTGATTTGATTTTCCAGATGATATAGATTTAGATGTTTCATCAATTCCTCTCTCGTCTCCATCTGCATTCCAATTACCATATGCATATTGCCAAAGTGCTTGTGATTGAACACCCATATCAGCATCCCATCCAAGGGATTCTAACATCTGATAAACGAACTCATTACTAATACCGTCTTGGTATTTATGTTCAAGTTTTTTACTCTTAGCAAGTGATTTGGTATATAACCAAGTAGTATCAAAGTGTTGACCCAACATATCAAAGAACAAAACAAACTCCTGTCCTTCATCATCATTTTGTACATGAAGTGGTAAGTTGTTTACTAATCTATGTTTATTATCATAATCATACTTACTAGCAGATGATATAATATTTTCATACCAAGCAATTGAGGTTGAACTTGTAGAATGTAATAAACTACCTGTTCCATTTTCCTTTGGATATGTTAACTCATTTATAGAACATGAAGTATATAAGAAATCTTCAAATGCATCAAACCCATTGATAGTATTGGATATTTGTCCATCTAATCTTTCTTTTTCTTTGAAAAGTGATATAGAACTTGTATATTGTGAACCTGATGTAACTAATGAAATTCTATCATTATAGAATTCAATAAGTTTTACTTTATAAATAAAATTTTCAACTCGTTCTTCTGCAGATGAATATTTTACAAAATTTTCCCAATACCATGAAGTATCACCAGTTGATTCTTTTATATAACCAGTATCATCTGAACCCATATATGTAAAAGACTCAGATACAAATTGTATATCTAACTTCTTTAAATCAAATCCACTACCACTTACAAATTGATTAACTAATCCAGTGGATGAGGTAGACCCACTTGCTATTAAATCATCATAAATCTGTAAACCAATATCATCCGAAAACTTTTCATTGAAGTTTGGTTGTAATGGGATACACTCTTCAACTGCTTCATCTATTACAGTTATACTTTCTAATAAAGGAATTGATTGAACCTTAGACATCCAAACTTGTTGGTTTGGTTGAACTGATTTTGAAAGAGGTTCGTATAATTTTAAAACTAAAGTTTTTACTTCTTTAGTTTTTTCTTCCCTACCAGTTAATGGGTCTACAACTTTATATTCAGAGAAAGTTTCGGTATCAACTCCCCATGTAGAAATAAGTTTATTATCACCTTTGCCTAAATGCAATAAGTGTGTAAGATATTTGGAATCTTCTTTTTTAAGAATACTTGTATCAAATTGTTTAGAGATTACTTCTCTAATATCTCGAACTACATCTCCCCTACGTAATCTTAAATTACCTTTATCGAATGATATTGTAATTTCTTCAGTCTTACCTGCAAATCGAGAATCACCTTCATCATTATAAGGAATGAATAATAATTTGAAATCAACAACATCAGTTGATTCTTCTAATGAGTTCCCTGCTTTAGTAAGAACATCTTTTACATTTAATGTAAGCTGTCCTTGGGGGTCTCTTTTAGAAAATAGTTTAGTTGAATCGGAAATCTTACCTACCCATACATCAACCCAATTAGTATTTATTGATGCCCAACTCAGTTTGAAATCAACATCATATCCTTTGAAATCTTCACCAATAATATTTTCAGGATATGTAATATGAGTAATATCGGGCCCTGGTAAAAAGGTTGATTCTAAAACATTTATAATTACTTTTTTAACAGCACCACTCCCACCTGTATTAGATACTGGTTGTAAAAACAATTCATACGTACCAACGTTTGGAACATCGGATTTGGTTATAGTTACTTTACCGTTTGCAGGTAGTGTTCGTGTAACTCCTCCAAGAGAATATATTACATTATCTGCATTAGCGGTTGTATATGATAGTGATTTACCACTCTCTGACCTATTATATGATATTACATCCGAACTAACATTAATTAACGGTGTACTCAATATAGGATCACTTGGAAATAGAATTTTAGAGGCAGAAATATATAAATTATATCTTGAAGATGATTGTAATTCATAACTACGAGAACTACCTTCATACTCATCAACAACCTTTTCTAATAAAGATTGGTCTCCATCTATGTTTACACTAACCTTTGTTAATTTATATTTAAAGGTGTATTCATTTGTCTTTGGTGTAACACTAAATACTTTACCACCATCTGACTCATATAATGTTTCACTTAAATCACCAGATTCATTACCAAATGAATATCTTAGTAAAGGTGAAATATCAGAAGAGTCAAGTAATACATTTACTGATGCCTTAAAATATATATCCTGCACTTCTTCAGCTGGCCAGTTATTATCCCATTGTATAGTTAATACAGAAGGACCACCATCCGATGGTTTTATTGTACTGATAGCTTTACCATTTTTATACAATGAAACTGCTGGTTCCATTGGGATAATCGATTGAAGATTATTATTAGTTTTTATGGTGTATATATCTGGGTGTGTTTTATTACCTTCTTTTAATTCAAACTTATGGCCACTTGAAGGTATATTTTTTGTCTGTATTGGTATTATCGAGCGAACATCTTCTACATTGTTGAAATATAGTGCACCACGATTTGAGCTATTAGAAACAACAACCGTTATCAATTTATATGATAGCTCGTTTACAATATTATCTGGTTGAACATCTCTTAATAGTGTATTTAACTGATTAGTATTTAAATTCCTAAATTCCGGCCCATTACCAAATCCAGCGTTTACATTAATATTAAAATCGGGATTTTCCCTTTCAATAGTTTCTGTTATGGTATTTATATCAATACCAAAATTAGGTAAACCAATACCAGTATTTCCAGTGGTAAATCCACTAAAATTACCAAGACCAATATTAAAACTACCAAGAGCAGATAAATCTAGCCACATATTAGAATTGGCAATCCAAGTCCATCCATTACGAACTTCGTTTGGAAATTTACCAGGTGTTGTGGGTTTTGTACTTGGGTTTAGTGCCATTATACTTCTCTCCCTTTAGTTGTTTGTTTTTTAGCAGTAACCTTAGTTACTGGTTTAGTTGATTTCTGTCCACTCAACAATCGTTCTCTTGCAGCAAGTTGTTCATTTGCAGTATAGTTTCCTCTACCAGTTTCAACTACCTTATTTATATTTGGGTTTGGTTGAGCAACAACTGATGTTCCAGGTGTTCTACCTAATGGAATTGATAAATCACCAGTACCACCAACTAATCTTTGTTGTGCGTTTGCAATTCTATCATTGGTTTGTGTATTTGCTATTTGAGCAACTCCATTGATGTTTTCCATTCTCACTTCATCATCAAAACCAATCCCACGAACATTTATATCTCGTTGGTCTGTAAAGATGTTAGGTGATTTTGTAGTATTCTTTTCTCTTTCACCAAGTGGTATTACATATGTTGTATTATTTTTAATTAAAATTGATGTATCATATTCAAGGTCTGGAAAAACTTCAATTGGTCTATCATCCTTTGGTGGTGCATAGATACATCTCCCTTCCAATCCAAAATTTAATGCATTTGAATCATTACACAACACCGGTTTAGGTGGAGGTGGTGGTGGTGGGTCTAATTGAACAGGTCCTTCATCATCTTTAGCAGGATATACACATAATGACTCATCATGAATATCTGCATTCATGTTTCTGTTCAATGCATTTTCTGATTTACAACCAACAACTTTAGCAGATACTGATTCTGGTATAGTTGATTTATATTTTGAATTACCTGTTACAGTTTTTAGAATCCTACCAACCTCATCCAACGTTTCTTGTTGTTCTATGGTTAATGAAGTTTCTTCTTGTATATTTCTTTTTGGTAAATAATATTCAATACAATTACTAGCAATCGTAGTAATGGTATCCATTATCTCATTTGAACCGAAACATAGTTGAGGTGTAGTTTGCAAAGGTTGACCATATCTATTTGATAAGATATTGGATTCTCTATTACCTTTATAATGATTAACTGCTTGAACGAATTTATCTTTAACGTTTTGTAAAAAGATTTCAAAGTTAGTTATTTTGAATTCTTCTTTAATTAAGTTAATATAATTTTGTCCAGATGATACAATTCCTTTTAAGGTTAACATTGATTCCAAAGTTTTCTGAACATCAAATTGTTCTACAAACTCATCCAATAATGGAAATACATCTGCAGAAAAAGTTTTTCCTTGGACCAAACATTCGTATCTTGCTTCTAAATCTGAATTTACTTTTCCATCCGAATCGATGGTTGGTAAAATTCTAATCTCAGTTCTTGACGGAGAAATTTCATGTATCCATGTTGTATCATTTTCTCTACCATCAGAACCCAATCTTCTATTCAACAAAGAAACTTGAGATTTGAAAATACCATTAGAGTATCCAGCCTCTTTAATCAACTTTTCAGTATCAATAAAGAATTCTTCAGCTCCGTTAGATTTTATATTTTGTTTATTGATTTGAGTTTTACCAAAATAAGTTTTTTCCGTATCATCATTATACTCAATATATCGTACGGTCTTACCTTTTGCAGATTCTTGCGGTAAAGGATTATCACTTGAATCATATAAGATAAATTCAATAGTATCACCTATGTTCATGCCAAAGTAACCTTTGGAGATTTCTCTCTCAAAGATTTTTCTATCTTTGTCATTAACGAGATAACCCTTGTTATCTTCTACTTTTTTAAAGTTACTGATTGCCATTTAATTATCCTCTATTTTTTCTAAGACCCTCTATTTTTTCTAAGACCCCATGTTGCATCAATAGTTTCAGTAAATCCATCGTCATAAATTATATCAATGGTAAAGGTACCTTGATAATCTCTAGCCGATTGCCAAGAACCTCTAGGTTTTGGTTTCGAGTCACCTGTACCACCTAATTGGATATTGAAATATAAATCAAATTGTTCTTTTGCACCTTGCTCAATATTAGTTGTTCTTGTAGAACTTACACCTGAACCAAATCCTAATATAGGCCTTACACTACCCAGTATATTTCCCTTGTCAACATTAATTTTAAGTTGAGTAATTGGTACATTTTCATCTCTAAGGTTTTGAATAATAACCTTACCAGCAGAACCATCTTTCTTACCACCGTTATCTCTCATAGTTGTCCAACCAATATCTTGAGCCTTCCATGCATCATCAACTGGCTGTCCTTGTTCAAATCCATAGAATGTTTCATTAGAAGTAGTTGGTACTAACCCTGATGCTGCTGCAGATGATTCTGCTGCTGCTCCACTTAATTGAGATTGTAAATTTGATACAATTAAATTAAGTGATTTTAACTGCTCTCGTAGAGATTCTTTCTGTGCTATTAAACCTTCTGTTTGAGCTTTAAGAGAAACTCTTTCAATACCTTCTTTAGTTGACTTTACAATTGCACTTGAAAAATCTTGTAGGAGTGATATATATCTATCATTGGTTGCTTGGGCCTCGTTTTGTGCTGCAGCAGTTTGTAATGATAATGCATCCATTTGAATCATTAAGGATTCTACTTCAGCTCGAAGTGATTCCACTTCAGCTTCTAAGTCTAGGATTATCGATTCCAATTCATTAATACGAACACCACGTTCATCATATAATCTTCTTAAATCATCATATAATGGTTTAGGAACAACTGGTGGTTTTTCTTTCTTTGGTGGGCCAATAAGTTCATCAACCTCAGTATCAACTGCCTTTACAAGCTCCTCTTCTGTATATTTTGGTTTTTCAATTCTACCAGTTAATTCACCATCTCGTTCACCTTTGATATGTGGATATGGGGTATCAACTGTTTCTTTAGAACCAATGGTAAATGTATGATTACCCGATACTTCGTCTTTGGAAACGATAGCACGAGAACCACTACTGATTAACTCACCTATTCTAAATTGATTATCTATTGCCATTTATTACTTTTCTATTGTAAAAGTTAAATCTTTATCTTCAAAGTATTCAACCACGCCATCTCTTTCAACTTTGATTTCTAAATAATAATCTCTTTGTGTTTCCCAATTTTTTAAATTGAGTTTAAAGAAGTTACCATTAGAATCACAACTTACTTTTGTATAATCTGAAAAAGGAATAATCACTTCATCAGTAATTACATCTTTCACTTGATAATAAGTAGTTGAAGGTAAGAATTTCACATCGTTGTAAGCATATAGATTAGTATATGTTTTAAGTGGATACTTCTCTCTACCGAACACTCTAATCTCAGGTGAACTACCAACCTTATATCTTGTTTTTAATCTCTTAAACGTTACGTGAATATCATCAGAGGTAAGTTCAGTAAGAGAACCAGTCTCAAAGGTAGAATCATCCCAACCAATTCTTAATTTAGGTTGATAGATTGTATTAGTTTCTTTACCAAAGAATTTTAGTTGTCCATAATCTTCAGTATCATTTTCTAAATTAGAATCGTGTTTGATAATCCATCCATTATTTGGAAGTGAGCCATCTAACCAAGATTGTAGTGGAGTAATAACATCCATAACTACATCTGAAGTTTCGTATGAGAATGATTGGGTTGCAACTGATGAAGTGTACCACGTACCACCTTTACCATTAAAGGAACCAGTTGTACCACTTTCATATACACCTTCTAACCAATCAGTTCCTGTGGTTTTTGTATTCCAAGTTACACCATCAGTAGAAATCTCATCGAAACGAGTTCCGATTCCCATATCCCAATCTTGATAAATTGGATGTGCGAAGATTGTATAATCAACTGGTATTTCAGAAGATTCACATTCCCTTAGAATTAATTCTGCCGAACTCATAGTTACCTCACCACTTACAAGTGATGATGATAATGAATTGGTATCAAACTTAATTAACGAATGTGCAATATCTTTTAAGTTTCCATAATAAGTTTTGGAAACTTCTAATATCTCATCTAAACCAGTATTCTGTGCTGGTTGTTGTAAGTATATGGTTGCATCTTTTGATGCTGTTAAAAACTGATACATTAAACAACCCTCCCTTTTATATCTTTGTTTGGGTACTTCACTTCAAACACCGATGGGTCTAATGAAGGATATACCATTTTATTTTTAGTTGCCGATTGAATGTTATATGAAACATTCGAATAACTACCTTTACACTTATTTACAATTTCACACTTTGGTACTGATTGTACTCCCTCAACACCTGCAATAATCAATTCTAATTCAGAAAGGTTTATTGGCATATTGAAAGTCCAATTATCAATATTAAAGTAGTTTTGTATCTCTGAAATACACTTAACAAGAACTTCTCGTTTATTATATCCACCATATACACGGATTTCAAAATCAACACCTATGTTAATAATGAATCCATTTAATAAATTTACACCATCTGTTAACAATCGATATTCACCTAAGTAAGTTTTTAGGTTTTCTTTAATTGCCTGATTAAGTGTAGATAATTTTTTAGTAGAATCATACCCAAGAACATATAAGTTAATTGCAAATGGATTATTCTTCTCTTTAGAATCAGATTGTTTTCCTGATAAGAATGTATTTACTTGATTCTGTATTTCTTTTTCAGTTATACCTTCTTTTTCTTTTAATGATAATACTAACTCAGTAAATTGTTGTAAAGAGTTTGGGTCTGTTAGAATCGATGAAGGTGAATTATTATCCAATTCTCCATCTGGTGCACAATATACTTTTGCAATTCCACCATACTTGGATGGTAATGATAAAGCTCGTACTTGATAATCGTTACGAGTTACAGCTCTGTTCTGTGAACCAAAGTTAGCTAAAGAGTTTTCTCTAATTTCATCAATAGTTTCCGAACCTCTACCACCTGTTGCAGGTTCTTCATTTTCAACTGCAATTGATGATTTGTATGAGTTATATATTGATAATTCAGCTGCATCAAAAATAGTAGTATCTTCGTCATATTCTATACTATCTATCGTTGTTAATTCACCTGCACTTACATTTGATTCAACACCACCACCAACTAAATATCTAACTGTTAATGTTGTATTTGCCGGTGCCTGACCGTATGATTTAGTTTTTAAAAAATTAGAAGGGTCGAATGATGCTCCAAGATTATCAATAGATGAATTCAATCCTAATCCAACATTTTTAAAATTAGGTATTAATGTCTCATCTGATGTAGTAGAGTTACCTCCACCAAATACTAATGATGTAGTATTATCTTCATTTACTTGAACCGTAAATCTTCTCGATGTTTTTGTTAATTTTAAAATACTTGGAACCGAATCTTTAAATTGTGCTAAATCTTTATCATATTGTTCTGTATTAGCATAATCAACATAAACCATTTCTTGTGCAAGATATGGTACTTCATACCATTTGTTACCACTTGTGTCACGAACATCGTAAATCTGAATTACATTGTTATCTCCAATTTCTATTTTAGAAAACTGTTCAGCACTTGTAAATGTTTTTGTAACACTTCTTAATTCTGCAGAAATTGCATTTACATATTTCTTAATAAGATAATTTGCAGGATATCCTTGACTATCACGATTATATATGGTCACTTCTCTATCAATGTCATCTGAAAAGTCTACCAATTCAGTTGTTCTAAATGAAACTCCCGTATTGGAAACTACACTCATTCCTTCTTTAATTCTTAATAGATAAGCAGTATTGGGTTCTGGATTTGTTTGTGCATTTAATACACCAACTCTTTGATAAACTGCTAATTTAACAACTGCAGGTGAAGTTACCTTTGGTTTGTAACCCAAATATTGTGATAAAGCCATTATATTAGTTTTATCTTCAGCAGTTGTCATTAATGATTCTTTTAAAGTATCATCAATATAATATCCAAGAACATCACCAAGATATGATGCCATTTCTATGAACATCATACCAGGTGACGATTCGTTAAAATCAGTATAAGTTTGTGGAAAATATGTTTTAGAGTATTCAATTAGATTTTGTCTGAATTGTCCAAAATCTTTATTAAGATACTTTATATCCCTACCCTTATTTTTTTTATTTGTACTATTAAGTGCCATATTGTATTATCCCTGTACTGTAAAGGTTATTTCTTGTGTTTCTATATCATTACCAACTGTGAATTGTATGCTAACATTTGCTGTATGTCTATCTTTCATTTCATCACTCATATCAACTTCAATTGATTCTATGGTAATATATGGTAACCAAAAATTTACAGATTGAGTTATCATTTCTTGCAACCTACTCTCATACGTATCATCAAATGGTTCGAATAATAGTTCATGTAACCCAGTACCAAACTCAGGTTGCATTACTCGTTCACCACGAGCAGTTAACATTAAATTTCTAAGATTACTCTTAGCTGCATCATATGAAGTAAATGTTTGTTCAAACATTACTGCACCACGTTTGGTGGGCGATGCAATTCCATATGCAAAAGAATCAAAATCTGATTCAGTATCCTTTACAACTTTTCTACCAATTACATATGCCATTTTTATTTATCTCCACAATTACAATCATTACACCCGCACTTATCATCTCTGAATATTCCTATCAAAATATTGATAGAATATCCCACGACAAGTATGGTTAGAATTTCTTGCATTTATCTTTTAAACTTTTTTACAAGTTCAGAATTATCTCTATTCAATACTCTATCCAATGCTGCTAAGCCAGTTGATACACCTAATCCTCTTTTTGGTCCACCTTGGGAACTCACATCACCATAGCCCATTTTATGAGCCATCTGAGCTCTTAGAGCATCAGTTCCACCTGCACCTAATGATGAACCCATATTAATTGTTTGGTCAATATCTGGTTCAGCATCCATGTAAGATGGTATGTGTGTATTTTCTTGAATCTGTTGTTGTGGTAATCTATCTAATACAGATGCACCACTACTACCAACTTGTCCACCACTTCTTTGTGCTGAACTAAATGGTTGTGTTTGATTCAATATATCATTAAGAACTGGGTTCTTAGTGAATTTTCTTTGTTCTTGAACTTGTGTTCTTTCTTGTTGTAGAACTTGATTAGCTGCTTCGAACGGGTCTACCTCCTCAACAACTTTTGCCGAGGACGCAGAAACACCCCCCTTCACCTCTGTTAGAGCCTTTTTGACTCTACGATTTACTTCTTCCTCTAATATCTTAGGGAAGGTTTTAGAAAGAAATTGTTCTTGTTTCTTAGCTACTTCAGCTTCTACGATTACTTTAATTAGTTTTGCTAATTTTTTTGAATCCATTTTAAATATTTTGTTATTATCTTAATATAAATATATTCTCGTTGAGTTTATAGTTTTTTAACAGCCAGGTGGTATTACAAATCCTAAATATTTTTTTGGAGTTTTTAAGAATACCCCACAACCATTTCTACTAAACCCACCACCACTTGTATTTCCTTCTATTGTGGTAAAGGAACCATTTGGTAATACTGCAGATACTATTCCAATGTGATGTGCATCTGATGAACTACCATATAGAACTGCTGCACCTATCTTAGGTTCTGATGACCAATATCCTTTTGATTTACCCCAATTCATCCAATTATCACAACTTGCCCCACCATTTGGAGTTTCTAATCCTGCTTCTTGCCACCAAGTTGATACGGCAGCTGCACACCAATAATATCCACTACCCGTTTTTCTAACCTTTGATTGATTATCTAATCCAACATTATCAAACATATCATCAATCCTACCCCTACGATTGTTCTGAACCCCTCCAGGAAATCCACCATAGTTAAGACCAGGTGGTGTACCAGTTTCTAATATACCGATATCTTTTTTAGCAATAGCAACTATTTTAGAACCAACTTCACATTTATATTTATCGGGAGTATTTTCTTGTATAGCCTCAAGTTCTTCATTTGATAGTGGTACAGGTAATGCATTTAGCTTACCAGTTGATATTTCTGATTTCTTCAATCCAATATATTCCGATGCAGATGTTCTACCAACTTCAGGTAATGTTACATCATTTACCACCACTTCTGCTTCAGCAACTTCTATTTTTGCAGATTCAATTTGTTCTGGACTCATAGTATCATCTTGATTGAAAATATCTTGAATCTTTTCAATTATTTTATCTAAAAGACCAGGTTCTTGTATCGCAGACGGTGGTGTTGGTGATGCAGGAGTTAATGTGTATCCAGTTAAAGATATATATCCAGGCAATGCTGGTATTAATGGAAACCCAGGATATAACGAAATGGTACTACAACTAAATTGAAGAGTTGTTAAATGCAGTTGTGCATATGAAATAAATAAATCTAAAAACGTACCTGAATCATCCACAGGTTGTTCAGGTGGAGTATCTGGCCATTTACCTGGATTAGATACCAACCCACTTGTTAATCCAAGATTTGCAAATGAAAATAATGCTGGTATCATTGGTGGTACTTGATATAAAGTTGCACCTCCCCAATAACCAATTACAGCCTTACCTATATCTTTTAACCAAGTATGTTTTCCAGTTTCACTTTTAGTAAATGCAATGGCACAAGCCGAAATCATCAACTTCTCCATTACTTCGGTATTACCTTTTGCAACTGGTAGTGGGAATCCACCCAGACCACGAGTTACAACACTACCTGGTTTAATAGCCGTATCGTATGCAGTAGTAAATTGTTTTGCAAATGCCTCTTTGGATTTAACTCCATTGGGATTATCCATGTAGGATTTCATCATATTTTTAAAGATATCCCAAGACATAATTTATTCTGTATAGTTTAGTGTAGAAAGTGCATCTTGCAACTTTGACTTTATATCATTAAAAGTTGAACGATTTGTAGGGCCAACTGCAGAAGGACCTGCTGGTGTATTATAAACTTGTTGATTAATTGCATCAATAAGCTCTCCTAACAATTCTACCAACGTATTTCCTCTAACTAACGGTTCTTGTGTTTCGGTTGTGTTTAGTAAGATATTACCATCACCAGTAATAATTGTTAAATCCGAATCGTTTCTATCAGTAGTAATATTAACATCATCACCGAAATCTAAATCTGCACCACCGTTACCATTATCAATTGTAAACTTACCATCTGAAATAAATCCATAATTTCCTTTAGAATAAAAAATCATCTCCTGTGATTTGGCAGATATTATAACTCGTTCTGAGTTCAATAACATTTGGTCAAACCCTACATATTCCTCAGGCAATTCAAACTTAATTGGAGTAGTTTCAAAATCAGAATTACCACCATCATCAACAAGACCTGGTTGGAAATCTAATTTATAATCATTAGATGATAATAAAATAGTAGACCCGTCTTTATTTATATCCTCCTCAACTAATTCATTTTTCTCAAGGGCAGACAAACTTTCATCATTCTGTCTATTTCGAATAATAATGGTTGGTGAAAATAAATTATCTGTATTATTATATCCACTAAAACGAATTGATTGACCAAATCGTGATTGTATAACTTTATCACCTTCATATAAAACAAGTTGATTTATATCAGTAGGTTCAAAATAGTTACCTAATTTTGTTTTCCTTTCAGCTGAATCAGATCCTGCAGCTGGTGTTTTTGTTTGTGATATCTCGTTATAATCACTAGCTTGATTAGAAGGAGTTTCAGTATTTGGAGATAGTGTTTGTAATTTATCTTCTTGAGAATTTCCTCGATTTATATCCCTATTGGGTATTCGAGTATAAAAGGGTGCTCCTCCTAAATATATTAACGCAACAGTTTCACCAACCAATGGCAATCCTTCCGATGAGTCGAATGGTGCATAAGGCTCACCGTCAGAATCTGCTGAAGAAAAATCTGTATGTTTCTTAATAATTGCATGACCAATGTAAGAATCGACAGGTTTCGGATTAGTTTCTGAGTCTTGAATTTCAGGAATAAATACATCATCTGCATTTAAAATAACATGAGATACTACACCTGAATTATTTTGTTTGGTGTTAGATATGACACCTTGGTGTCTACTACGTGATGATGCTTCCTTTCTTCCCATTACTTACCTACCTTTTGTTTTAACTCCTCAATTTCGTTTGTAAGTTCATCTACTTTGATATCCTGCTCATCTGCTACTTCGTGAACTGTTTCTTCTAACTCTTTAAGTAATTGTTCTTTTTCTTCATTAGATAAGAAACCAGCATCACCTTCTGCTTTGTGTTGAGCTCCAATGATTCGTTGAGCAATTGCTGCCATCTTAACAAGTGAATCATCATTCTTAATAGATGAATCAATTAAATCTCTTATAATAGGGCCCATGACTGCCATATCACCTGAATGACGAATGAGTTTTTTCATCTCAGCAATCAATTCAGATATACGAAGTTTCTTTGTTTGTTGGTTATCGTAGATATCTTTAAATAAACCACCCAAGTTCTTTCCTGGGAATAATTCAAAATCTGTACTCATATTTTAATACATTAGTTCATTGTATAAATATAGTAAAACAAAAAACCCTCCGTATTGGGAGGGTTTTATCATAGTCACTTTAATCTACGACTATGGTTTATCATTAGATGCTAAACGTGTTTCTAAACGTTGAACCTTTCTACGGAGTTGTTCCATCTCTATGTAAGAATAAGTATATCGTTTATCATCTTTCGGTTGATACCAAACTAATTTTCCCATATCGTATTTTGCTTTCGCATAATCCGATTTCCAAATACCATCTTGTACGTACTTGGTTCCATTGTAAATTAAGGTACCCTTTTGGATTCCATCGTTTACTTTAATTTTTTCTTTGATTACTTCTATCTCTTGTGAGAAAAGTGCTGTTGAGATTAGAAGAAATAATAGTGTAGTTAATTTTCTCATAATAAATCTTCTTTATTATAAGTATTCCAATGTTAAGAAAAGGTTAAGTAATGTTAAGGGAATGTTAACGAATCTTCTTCTTTACGATATAATTACCAAGAACTAAGGTATCCATTTCACAATCTAAGAAAGTTTTAATAGCCGTTAGTGGGTCTAATACCATCGTCTGGTCTTTCAAGTTGAATGAAGTGTTAAGAACCATTGGATAACCATTATCCTTTTCGAGTTGTTGTAATAACTTATACATTCTTCTATGGTGATGATTAGATACTGATTGTATTCTTGCAGAACCATCTACGTGAGTAATCGCTGGAAGATACTTTTGATGTTCTTCTTTTACCTTTACCACTTGGTTCATATAAGGAACTATTTTATCGTAATCGAAATAACGAGTTTGTTCTTCTAACTTTACCATTGGTGCAAAAGGTCTGAACCCTTCACGTTTTTTAATTACACGATTTACTCTTGCCTTCATTTGTGGGTCACATGGATTTGCAAGTATAGAACGATTACCTAATGCACGAGAACCAAATTCCATTTTACCTTCGAACCAACCAATTACATTACCTTCAACAATTTGATGAGAGATGATAGGAATTAATTCAGAATCAATTTTATAAACACCATAAACATCTTTCTCCATTTCTTTCAATGCAGATTCAATATCTTCTTTAGAATAAGAAGGACCTAAGTAAGGATTAACATTATCAATTCGTGGTGAGTTAGGATTGGTTCTATAAAAGAATTCTAATGCACAACCAATAGCAGAACCAGCATCAGATGGTGCTGATGGAATCCATAATTGTTTGTATAAAGATTTCTCTAAGATTTTTCCATTAGCAGTTCCGTTGTATGCACATCCACCACTTAAACATAAGCTATGATTGGAACGTGATACGTATAACTTATCAATCAAACGAAATAAAAGAAATTCGTATTGATGTTGTAAAGTTGCTGCTAAATCTTTATGTTCTTGTGTAAGTTCTTCTTCTGGAAATCTATTTGGCAATCCAAATAAAGAACCTAACTTCTCATTAAACATATGGTCATCAGACCAATCGTATGTAAAGTATTTCATATCCAATTCAAAACCACCATCTTTGGTAGTAGTGTAAAGTTTCTGAAATTGTTTTAAATAAGTTTCGTGATTTCCATAAGGAGCCAATCCCATTACTTTATACTCACCTTCGTTTGGTTTAAATCCAAGAAAGGCAGTAAAAGCAGAATATAACATCCCCAATGAATGTGGGAAATTAATCGATTGTAGCGGGAATAATTTATTTCCTTCTCCATAGTATAGAGAAGTTGTTTCCCACTCTCCTACACCATCTACTGAAAGAATAGATGCCTTTTGGAAGGGAGATGTAAAGTAAGAATATGCAACGTGAGATAAATGATGGTCACCATACTCAATATCTACATAAGGATGAGTTATATCAAGTATCTGTTGTTCGATTTCTTCGAACTTTTCTTTATTACGTTGGATGATTTCTAAACGATGTTCTTTTTCTGATTTAGGACCACGTTTAGTTGATTTCTCAATTCTATCTAATTTTAATTTAGGATTATCGTAGAATACAACATCGGTAATTTCTCTACCATCTACATTGAATTCTTTATATAACCAATTGATAGTATTGGTAGGGAAGGATGAATCGTGTTTGATACCTGTGAATCTTTCTTCTTCACATGCACCCAATACTTTTCCATCTTTAATTAAAGCAGCTGCAGAATCATGATATCCACATGATAATCCTAGTATGTAACTCATTTGTATTATTTGTTTGTATATAAATATATTTAGATTGTAAAATTAAATTTATGAAACAATATTATTATATTAATATCATTTATAAAAAATCTTCATCTATATATGGATTGGAATCTATATAATCATCTTGAGTAGGTGCTTGCCAGAATTGTTGTTTCTTTGGTTCTCTAAATTCACCATACTCTAAATAATCATTTAACATTTTTTTCTGATGTATCTTCATTGTATTTACAACTTTAGTAATGTAATGAGTCTTACAATCAGTCATCTCTCTTACTAAAAGATATAAATGTTTTTTATTAAAGTTTTCAATATATTCACTTCTACGAAACAATTCAAGAATGGCATCTGCAATTTGTAAATCACGCTTCTTACTAAAGATAGAGTTTAAATTTTTATCCCAATAAGAAATCATAATATCTTTAAATTCTCTAAACTCACCTGCTTCAGTAGTATCATCGAAATCATTTTCAGGATTCCAAGTTTCTGGCATCTCTGAAATCAAAGCATTTTGTTTCCATCTTTTGTAATTACCATTGTTAGCTAAAATCAAATGATTCTTGGCAATGATAGTAAAGTAAGAAAATGCTCTACCTTTATCTGGTTGAAACATATGCATCTTTTCTACCATAGTAGATACCACCTCGGTTTGCATATCTTTCTTAGGAACATCAAAGTATGAGAACTTAAATGTATTAATTACATTCTCTGCTAGTTTCTCAAATGGATGTTTAATCCTTTCTTGATAAATTTTAGACCTTTCGTTTGGGTCTTTACATGCATTGTATTCTTCTATTGCTTCTTGAGCAGGAGTACCAAAATATATTTTGGATTTCTTTTTTCTTGGTCTTGGCATTATTATAATTGTTCGTTTAAATCTTCTACTATTTTTTTAAGTTGGTCAAAAGTTACACCAACCTCATCATCTTTTTCAAATGCTTGTCTTGTATCAATCTCTTGCATTTTCTCAAGTGCAGTTAATACTTTAGATTGGGTATCTTTAATAGTCCCAACTAATCTATCCTCAAGTTGTTCGTTCTGTCTTAATAGATTTCGAACTCCTATAAGGAATAATAGATTAACTACACCTGATGTAATCAATCCAATTAAAATGTAATCCATGTTATTCTAAATTTAATTCGTAACCTGAGAATCTTTTCATGTAACGAGTAATAGGAGTTCCATTACCATCCTTGAAAACTTCTCCCTTTTTAAACCACTTAATCACATTACCAGCTCCACCAAGATGTGCAGCTGCAAGTATACCACTTTCGGTAACATATACTCCATGTAAAGATGTGTTATTATATTTCCTAATATATCTTCTAAGAGTTCTCTTATTAGATTTAAGTAACCTCGTCATCGCTTCTTCTTGTAAAGTAGGTGAAGATAAAAACTTCTTCTTAGTAGTTTTAATACCGATTGATTCTAAGGTAGATAAGTGAAATTGATATCTACCCATATAACCCCATCGGTTTACTACTTCGTATCTATTACCACTTTCAAAATTACCAATGTTTCTTAGAAAAGCAACATGGTCTTTCAAGTTGATTTCAACTTTAGGAACCTCTAACTTTGGCATAATAACTTTGATTGCCTTTGGTTGTGGTATTTCTATTGGAGTTTGCCATTCTAAAATTACTTCATGGGCTTTGAATGCCATTAGAAAAGATGATATGGTAATGATAAATGATAAAAAAAAGTTTCTCATGTGAATAGTTCCTCGATAATACTTCGTAACAAAGATACGAAATTATTATTACATAACCAAATGTTTCTTCAGATTTTTAACATTCTCCTATGGGCCCGAAGTGTAATGCCCCTAAATCTATTTCAGATTTTTGTTGTTGTTTGATTTCTTCTATGTATTTTTCTTGGTCTAAAATATAATCATCGATGACACCATTAAGTTCTTCTTCGGTAATTACATTCTTATCCACTAAAATATCACATAGAGCATCGATTATAGCACCTTGTTGTAAAAGTTGCCTTGCTAAATCTTTAATTATTTCTTGTGATACTGAGCTCATCTAATAAATCCTTTAGTGTGTTAATATCTTCATCTCCATAAATTATATCTCCAAATCCTCTTTTTATAGAATCTGGATGATAGCCCATGGCATATGCCATTCTTACACACATAACCTTGTACTCTGTGATATTCATATCATCTGGTACACTTAATTCGATTTCATTAGCCTCTCTATTCTCCTCAATGAAATCTTCCTCTGTATATCTAAATATAAGTTTTCCCATTTTTAATACAAATTATAAGATTTCACATCCGATTGCAAGTAGTGGTTCTGCCTTCTTGTACTTCATAAATTCAGTTTTACCATCGGGTAATTTTACCATTACTCGTTCGTTTCTACCATATTTTTTAGGTGCAGTTATCGTTGCAGTATACCTTCTAACTTTATCGGTGATTAGAATCCCATTAAGGTGGTCTATCTCATGTTGAGCACAAACTGTTTCTAATAACCCCTCATCG